CCTGAACCACGAGGGGGAGGGGCAGGGTCTACACGACATCAAGAACCTCGTCGCCCGTCCAGTCGGTAAAGCCCGTGATCGCTTCCAGGAAGACAAGCTGAGAATCCCTCGACTCGTCCGGTTCTTCTCTCGCTTCAACCCTGGCGAGATCATGCAGCATCTCGACAAGGATACCCTTACCGCCATCCAAGAATTCAAAGACTTGGCGGGTGTATCCCCGGAGCGTATCGCCGCCGAGTTCACCGGAGGTTTGCAGAAGGCCGCTAATCCCGTCAACTACCTCAAGAACTATGAGGCGACGGGCCTGCTGCCTGCCGTATTCCCCGGCCTCCGGGTCGATATGCACGACGTTGACAGGATCGGCAAGGTCAGGAACATCAAGGCTGTACTTGCATGGCTGTTGAAGGCAGACGACCCCAAAAGCGTCCGCATAACCCTCAATAGCCTCAAGTGGGCGAACGATATTTCTGATGCTGTGTCCTTCTTGGTGAAACTGTACCGATTCGACGTGGCCCAGGTCGCCCAGCTATTGAAGCAACGTGACCTGTGGCGGCAGTTGGACGGCCCAGAGAAGCAAGCAGCCGGACAACAAACCCTGCTGGCCGACGTGATGGACTTCGCCCGAATTGCCGGAAAGGAAGCGGAACTTAACCACTTCCTGAATTACCAACCCCAGGTGAAGTCGCAAGATTTCATGCACCTGAAAGGCCCCGCCATCGGCAAGGCGATGAACGATGCCGAGGCCGAGGCTTATAGGAAGTCCCGCAATGATCCGCCTGTGGCTTGATGACGAACGTGATCCTCGTGACCCCAAAATCCAACGGGACTTTGGGGCCGAGGGTGACGAAGTATGGGTGAAGACCGCCTCCGTCGCCATCAACTGCCTCAAACGTGGCGACGTTGCCTCCATATCGCTCGACCACGATCTCGGAATCGGCGTCACCGGCTCCGGCATGGACGTGGCCAAATGGATCGAGGAACAAGCCTTTCACGGCACACTACTACGACTGGAATGGTCCGTACACTCGATGAATCCCGTGGGCGCTAAACAGATGATGCAGGCCCTAATGAAAGCAGAAGAGTTCTGGAATGCTGCACAAGAGTAGCGGCACACTTCGATACAGTCACCACGAAGGCGAAGTCGGGTTCAAACTCATCCTTGAAGTTGATCCCGGCATCGCCTCGCTTTATCGTGCGCTCATCCCCAAATACGTCAATCTGAACAATACTCGTTACGCCGCCCATATCTCCGTCGTGCGACGAGAGCAGACCGTCAACATGGACTATTGGGGAAAGTACGAAGGTGAGTCAGTCGAGTTTGAGTACGATACCCACATTCATCACGGCAAAGTATATTGGTGGTTGAACGCTTTCAGTACCCGCCTGGAGGAAATCCGGGTCGAACTCGGCCTACCTGTATCCAGCGAATATACCCGTCCCCCTGATGGCTACGATAAAGCATTCCATATCACGCTTGGAAACACTAAGCCTATATAATCCAACATGAAAGACAACGACCCTTGGGGCGATGACGAATCACGTTGGAAAGACCCCGCATACTTACAATGGCTAAAAGAGATATGGCACGTCGAGATCGAAGAACAACCACGGCATCTGTGGCCTGGGCAGTGGACCATCCACGGCTATTGGCAGGATGAGAAGGACTTGTACAAGAAATACGAGAAGGAGTGGGATAAACGCCGCCAAGAAGCCTGGGATAAGAAGCACCCTTCTAAAACCACTGACGAGCTTTCACTACAGTCGCTCGCCAACGGTGATGGTGATTTCTTCTCTAACGAAGGCGAAGACTACTTCCATTGGAACGTCGAGACTCCGGGCTGGTCAATGCACAGGGATGGAAGCTGGCAAAAAATGCTCATCAAAATGGATGACTGGAAAGGCAAAACAAGGGACCAGTATCCAGGCATTTTCAACAGCTACGAACATGCCTGCAAAACATTGGGCAACTACTGCGACTTATCAGCGCCACGGTTCGCTCTCGGTGAACTTACCGATTATGAAAAGCACTTGAAAGATTTCGTAGACACTTACAACTACGAGAGATAAGCCTATATAATCGGTGGATAATTTCAACAAATTTTGGGACAAGATCAACGGTAAGATGTACCAGGACGGCGTTCCGCCGCCCGTGAAATACAGCTTCCAGAGCTACATTGACAGCATTACGACCGGAACCGTAAATGGAACCGAGGACGGCACGCATGAGTTACGCCCAATCAGCCATGAAGACACAGCGAGATACGCCGCCGATGATGTAGCTGACTGGTATAAGAAGAACGGCACAAACACAACGAAACTAGGCCCGCCGATGACGGACCTAGAATTCAAGAAGTTCTTCGGACAGACCTGGAATCAATAAAAATTGACTTGGCTAGGCTGCATGTAGAGATAGTTGAACCCCTCGTACTCGCACTCTTCCGTCTCCATATCATACGGAGCAGGAATCGGTCGGCCCCGGCGATCCACGCATACAGACCAGATGTAAATCTTCCTGTTTTCCTTGAACAATTCAACCAACGACAGGTGGTGTGGTCCCAAGAACCTTTTCGCCAGTTTGCAAATCAGACTGAACGGCAGGAACGGACTATTCTTGCCATAAATCTGTAGCGTTTCCATGAGATGTTGATCGTAGTCGGCTTTCTGGTAATGCAGGATAATAGGATAGCCGTCGATAGTGGCTTCTCTCGTCTTGAAAATAGCCAAATCGTCCTCCATTGTGTTCATCGGCGGGGCCTTTGGGAAATTGTGAGGAATAAGCATGTCTCCCAGCGTCCTCATGCTGTCGATGATTTCGTCAAGTGTTGGTTCTTTGTAGAGCATAGCAACCTTCGTTTGGGGCTTCCCCCACTCTATATACTGCTAAATCCGAAAGTTCTCGCTGTATATCTCATCGTCCGAAACGGCCATCTGTTGCGGCAAGAGAGCAGCATAAAGCTGGTCAATCTGACCTTGCGCTATTCTACGTCCTTTATCGCTCATCACTCCACGCAATCCCGTATTCTTTGCGTATTTACTGAGCCTCGAAATGAACCAACCACGAACCTGCTGCAAACCGGGCGACAACTCATATTGGCCCGGCATAAACCCAAGAAGCTCGAAAACATCGTCTGGATCAAGCCAACAATATCCTGACCATTTGTCCCCGCCCTCATAATTAGGCGGAAGTCCTTTTGCAACGGCACGTTCCACAAAATGAAGAACTAATCTAATCCAGTTTTTCGCCATCCACGCATCCAGACAGCACTCGTGGTCCATGATGCGGAACTCTATGGTCTTCCGCTTCTTAGCCTGATAGTGGAATGTGTTGAGCGTATAGTATTTGCAGTGGCCGATTCGCTTGAACAGCGACTCCGGGGAATACAAGCCGTCTTCCACATCCTCGAATATATCCATTTCACCAAGGAATTGACAATACTGATTCTTCTTCCTGCTGGACGGGACCGAATCCATAAAAACCGGCTCACACTTAATCCACCAAGATATGACGCTGGCAAGTTGGACATCTGACAGGTCAGACACGTCGATATGGATGTGGAATGAACAGCGTGAATCGGCGGTGATCTTGGGGTCGTCACGGAAGCCCTGAATGACCCGGCAAGTGCGCAATACGCCGTTCCAGCCCTTGAGAACCGGGGTGCAGACCTCCATGCCGCAACTTCCGTCTGGCTTGACGATCCAGAGATCGTTATGGTGATCGTTGCCCCACTTGTGGATCAGCACTCTTTCGTTCGTTATTTTTCGGACGAGGTTCCCTACATAATGAATCCCCTCCGGGAGTTTCCCATCCTCGTGACCAATAGGGCGGTTACGCATGTCGAACGAGTTTACCTCGATTTCAACCCCAAACCTACGCAGGTAATTAAGGTTCAAACACTCTCTGCTATTGTCCATATGCAGTCCCCGAATCTACCCCTATTATACAGTTCGCTACCAATATTTTGAGCCAGGAGATATAATTCCAACACAAGGAGTAACTTATGAAGTGCCTACTCATACAGACCAAAGACAAACGTAAATTCTTCACGCACGAGAAGAATTACGTTCAACTCATCGAATTCTCCAAGGCATTTAATGCCGAAGTTTCAATAGTCAAACTGGAACAAGGCATCGTCTTGGAGCTTGAACAACTCGCCCCAGCTATCTGCGATCCGACCTACCAAAAGCCCAATGCTCAATATGAAATCATTGAAACGAAACTGGCCACAGAAGGCCGGACTCGTGCAGATATATTGAAGATCGCCTGCAAGGTAAAGAAGTATGTTTCGGACGAGTTCCACAAGCGAAACGCAGTTTCACTCAGGGAATTGAAGAAGAAATTCAAGAAGCATAAGCTGACAGATGCAGCGTTATGCAACCATGTAAGGCGAGTGAAACAAGAACTTGAAAAAGATGGATTCAAGTTCGAGAAAATAGGTGCAGGAACATACAAGGCGATATAAAGAAAAAGCCCCGGAGCGATCCGGGGCCTTTCTTGTTGCGTGAGAATAGACTCGCCTACGGATAGCCGCAGGAATACAGCCGCTCACGCCATTTAGCTTTCCATTTCCTCGTCAATCTCTTCGTCCTCGTCCTCGCCAAGCACGTCATTCACTTCAATGTCGGCGTCGTCCTCTGGACGGAAGTTGATCGAAGCCTCGAACGGCTCCAGGTATTCTTTGACCTGATCCACCGATACGGCGTCGATCAAAGGCGGGCAGGCGAGCAACACTTCCATAGGGATGTCGTTACGCTCCATGCTGGCCTTGAACTTGATCTCGGACCCACCAGCCCAAGGCTCCTTCACCACAAAGTTGCCGGAGCCTTTTGATTCGATACGGTCTGCGTCCAGCAAACAAGTGAGCAAACCGCTGAGTGGGTTAATGCCTCTGTCGAACAACAGTTGGATATTATCCGACTCTACGAAGGGCCGGTGAGTCTTGTTCTTGACATTCTTTAACCTGACATTGATGCCGAGAATCTTCTTCTTCTTGGCGATGAGCTTCTTCTCGATCTTCTTCTGCGTCTTGGTTTCAATACGGCAAGAAGCATAAAAGGGGAGAGCATTACCGCCGCCAGCCGTCGTCAAAGCCTGCTGGCCCATCGGCGCATAGCCGCCGATCTTGGCACGGGTTTGGTTCAGGATGATGACCGTGACGTTGAGCTTTTCCATGATGGTGTTGAGCTTGCGGAACTCACGGGAGCAAATCTTTGCCCGCTCGCCCGGCTGCTCGTGACCACCAACAATCGCCTTGAATTGGGCTGCGGTGTAATTCTCCGGTAACTTCACTTCACGCAACTCACGCTCGGAAGGCGATACGCCAATGGAGTCGTAGACGATAACGATAGGAATTTCCATCGGTATCTTCTCACGGGCCTTCTCAGCGACCTTGTACATCTTGTTGAAGACTTGCTCAAGCGACTGTGGCGTGTGCCGCACAATACGCTTGAGATTGCAATGCGATGCCTTCTGGATGAATTCCTTGTTCGCACTGTTCTCGCAGTCCATCAATACCGGCACACCTTTCATGCGCTGAACGCCGAAGAGTATGTTGGAACCCAGCAGGGACTTCGAGGATGAGTTGGGACCGTAGATTTCGGTCAGTTTCGCTCCTGGAATGCCGCCCATGATGAACAACCCGGAGCAAATGTAGTTGAGGGAGAGACTGCCCGTGTCGATGAAATAGCGAACGCTGTCAATGGTGTCCAAAACATCGCCGCCCGTTTCCTCGGCCAATGTCTCGAAGAAATCGTCATTGACTGCATCTGCCGACGCTGCCTTTCTTTTTGCCATAGTGACCTCTTGTTTGAAAACCTAAGAAAAAGGCTGTCCGGGTGGTGAAGCCCGGACAGCCTTGCGATCAGAAGGGTTACATCCCTTCCAATTCTTTCATGAAATCGTCGTCAGCCAGATGTTCCTCTCCCGCAGGCTTGCTCTCGGAAGCGGACTGAGTGCTGACGGTCAATTCCTCACGAACAGCCTCGGTGACGGTCCTGGATGGGGCCGATGCCGTTTGACCGGCATTGCGGAACTCTTCCAAGTCGTTGTCCTGAGCCGCCTCGCCCTCTTTGACCATGCCCAGATGGACACGGAGAGCGTGCTTCAACTCGTCCGGGGTCTTCGTTGCCCGGAGAGCTTGGAGATCGTGAAGGTTATCAAGCCAAGTGGCCAAGTCGTCCGGCGAACCAGCCGGGCCAACATCCTCGAACACGGAGTTGTCGTAGTTCGGGTATTCTTTTCCACCACCGCCCTTGACGACTTTCTTCACCACACGGAAGTCACGACCAGTGGTCGGATGGGTGATGTCGCCCAGAGGCTTCGCACCGGCAACTTCGTCGCCGACAATAGCCCGCATGATCCTGGCGTGGACTGTCTTGCCGCAGGAGTAAATCTTGGGGCCGACGTTCTTCTTCACCGTACCGTCCTTGTCCCTCTCGGAACGGACGATCACGTTGTAGTAGTATCGCTCGACCGGCTTGATTTCTCTTGCTTGATTCTGCAAATCTTCCTGAGCCTTGCCGCTCAGAGACTCAGACTTCTGCCAGAGGTCCGAGTAATACTTGCAGATGATGCAGTCGCCCTGCCAGCGAGGGCCTTTCTCGGTCTGCACGAGAACCTTCGGGCAGTGATAGGTTCTCTTCTTCTTGGTGGTGGGGTTGGAAAGCGTGTGAACACGGGTCGCACAATACAACTTGCTGCCCTTCTTGCGGGGCAGAAGCCGCATGAGTGTGTACCCGTCACGCTCAGGGAGACGCACGAACTTTTCGAGGAAGTCTTCACCGCCGAACGAACCCGGCTCGGCGGAAACCCGCTCGTACTCATTCTGCATTTCGGAAATATCAAGTCCTTCGTATTCAGTAGCCACAGTAACCTCGTCTTTTTGTAGTGTTTGAACGTCTCGAAAGTCACAATAACCGTCGTTGGCGTTCGTTGGTTGAGTTGTAAGTTATATCGGCGGGTCGCTCAATAGCTTTAGCTGATTTTTTCAGATTCTTGCACCGGAGCCGCATCAACAGTTTCTTCATTATGCTGTGCAGCATACTCTGCCGTGGCTTCGGCGAGAGCTTCCGCCTTGCCGGTCATGGCCAAAGCCTTCTGGTGTAGGGCGTCCATCTTATCCCGCATTGTCTTGTGGCCTTCGGATTCGAGCTTTTCATTCATCTCGACACGGGCGGCTTGCTCGACCTCATATTCCTTTTCCAAGGCTTCCAATATTTCAAGGTTCTTTTTGAGTTTATCGGATACGGCCTTGGCTTGGGCTGCCGCACGCTGGGCCAATACTGCCGGGTCTTTGATAATCGGCATTGGTTTACCGTGGACGATCTCGTGGGCCTCTTTCTCCTTGAGGTCTTCCTCGTATTGAGCTTTACGCTGCGCTCGCAGGGCCTCACGTCGCCGCACCACCCGTGCGTGTGCGATACGCTCACGTTCTTTCTTCTTCTTTTCCTTTTGCTTCTGTGTTGCCATATTTTCCTCCGGTTAATTGTATATTCCTCAAATATGGTCGCTATACCCATATTCCGCAAAATCGGACCTAAAACATTCCCTCACCAGGGCTTCCTCTTCCGGCCCGTAATACTGCTTCCATTGGTCGCAAGCAGTATAGTTGGAATATGGCAAAAATAACGCCTTGCCCCGAAAGCAAGGAATGGCGAATAAACACCTTGGCAGTTCTTCCATTTTCAGCACCAAATCCGGCTTCACGGATTTGAACCAATGC